CTTCTACATCATTATTCAACCAAGACCTTAAGCAAGGGTAATAACTAATGGCAATTGTCGGAGACGTATTCGGATTAAATGCCGTTTATGATAGACAAGTAGAGAACGTAGAGAATAATAACTTTGCCAGTTGGCCAGAAAGTGGGATTTATGGTTACTTTGGTGGTGGTTTCGCGCCAGGATTAACTCCTGCTAATACTGCACTCATAGACCGTATTGATTTTTCAACTGAAACCACAACATTACCAGGAAATAACTTACCTGCAGGAAGATTTGGTTTAGCAGCAACCTCAAGTAGTTCTTATGGATACTTTGGGGGTGGTGGGCCACCCTTTCTTGCAACAATAGATCGTATTGATTTTTCTAGTGAGACTACATCAGCACCAGGTAATAACATACCTCAAGCAAAATCAGGATTAGCAGCAGTATCGAATGATTCTTATGGATACTTTGGTGGTGGTTATACGCCAACTGTTGTATCAACAGTAGAACGCATTGATTTTTCCAATGAAACCATATCATCACCAGGCAATAATCTATCCGAAGCAAGATTTTATCTAGGAGGAACATCAAGCGATTCTTATGGATATTATGGTGGTGGTAATCCACAATCATCAGAGAGTAATAGAATAGATCGTATTGATTTCTCTAGTGAGACTACATCAGTACCAGGTAATAACTTAACTCAAAAGAGATTTGGTGCAGCAGGAACCTCAAGTGGTTCTTATGGATACTTTGGTGGTGGTGGAGTACCAACTACTCCAGCGCGTGTTGCAACAGTAGATCGTATTGATTTCTCTAGTGATACTACATCAGCACCAGGTAATAACTTACCTGAAGCGAGACAACAATCAGCATCAATTTCAAATAGTCTCTATGGATATTTTGGTGGTGGTTTTACAGCACCGGGCGTTGGTGGTCGGGTTACAACAGTAGATCGTATTGATTTCTCCAATGAGACTCTTTCAGTACCAAGTAATAGCCTATCTGAAGGAAGAAATTCCCTAGCAGCAGTCTCCGGTGGAGCATCAGTTGCTCGTGGAAAAGGATATAAGACTTATGGATATTATGGTGGCGGATATAAACCACCTGTTTCTTATGAAAGTAGAATAGAAAGGATAGAATTTTCTACAGAAACAGATAGTATAATGCCAAGTCGATTAATATATCAACATCATTCGTGTAATACTGTCAGTAGTAACAATCATGGATATTTTGTTGGGGGATCTGTTCCAAATCCAACATTCCCAAATCAAACTAGCAAAGTTCAAAGATTCGACTTTATATCTGAAATTGTATCTGAGTTACCTTCACAAGCTCCATTTGAAGCATCATCTTCTGGAACGCTATCTAATTCTCAATACGGATTTGTTGCTGGTGGACTGAAAGGAAGTCCAATTGGAGGGGGTAATAATACCTTAGTAATTCGTTTAGATTTTTCTTCAGATTCAATGTCTCAACCATCTTCTAATTTGACGGAATCCAGATCAGTTCTCAATGGTGTATCAGATCTAAGAAACAATTTGGGATATTTTGGTGGTGGATATGCCTCATGTAGAGTTTGTCGTATTGATTTATCATCAGAAACAATAACACAAAACCCCAGTCCTCTAGATAAAGACATGTCTCAGTCCAGATCTTACCAGAGTGGTGATTATGGATATTGGGCAGGAGGAAAATATACTCCCAATCAACCACCACCAGGTGCTCGTGCATCGGGATCAACTAGAAAAGTACAATTTTCAACAGGAACTACACAAATCGGTAGTCCTATGTGGGATGCTAGATACGCTGGAGGAGTATCACAAGACAATTATTATGCATGGTATGCTGCTGGTACGGCTCCCGGTTTTGGGGTTCGCACATCAAATGTTCAAAGAGTTGAGTTAAGTACGGAAACATATTCAAACCCAGGAAATCCTTTAGCAATTAACAGAGATACTACGATTGGTGGACTATCAAACTAACACTAAATAAATCACATATAACATTTTAATATGAATGATATTCTTGCCAATGTTTTGATTCAACCCAAAGTTGTAACTGGTGACGGATTGAAACTTTTAACTGACCATATGAGAACTGCCCACAAAGAACCAATGGGAGTTTTTGATGCGGAGAAAAGTGACCAAGCCAGAGAAAGACATTCCAAAATTGATAAGAATGTAAGGAATGTTGAGTGTGCAGATTTTGGCAACATTCTCCCTCAGATTGAAGAATTGATGAAGAATATTGTTGATCATGTCATCAATCCATTTTATGGATTTAAGATTAGGGATTGTGAACCACCACAACTTCTTTGCTATTCTCCTGGTGGTCACTACAAACCTCATAATGATGGAGAAGGTCTGTGGACGAATCCAGACGGAACTAAGTTATGGAAGAAGACAATTGATAGAGATCTGTCAATGGTTCTCTTCTTGAATGATGACTTTGAGGGTGGATACTTTTCATTCCCAGACTTAAGAATCAAGATTAAACCAGAACCAGGATTACTTGTATGCTTCCCGTCGTCAAGATGGTATACACATACTGTAGAGCCAGTCACTTCTGGTAATCGTTATGCAATGGTGACTTGGATGAGAGTTCAAGGATTTAAGACAAAGGAAGAGGTTGATAAAGAAATTGCCGATAAATATGGTATAGAAGTTTATTAGGAATATGACTCAATTACTTAAGCATTACTATCTAAATCGTGATAATGGGCAATGGGCAACTAATACTCGGTTTGGATTGATGATGCCTAAAATTGAGCACCTTGATGTTCAGTATAGGATAGAGGATGAAAATGATATTCCCTTTATGCTGTCTCATGTTCCAGACATAACAGAGCACAATGTTACTGTAGGTTCTGATGATCTAACTGTCTATCAAAACAATTCAAACATTGCAATCACCAGCACAACGGAAAGACAAGAGGATCAACGGATATTTGATCCTGAAAATCCTGGTGCAGAACCAACTACACAAACAGTTACGGTATATGATCTAACATATACTCAACCTTATGTGGTTACAGAGTCTGTCGGATTAACAACACTCTCTCAGGAACAATGGGATTCAGAGATCTCTGCATATGATACCAGACAACAGAACAAAAGATATGATGTTCTTAGAGTTAATCGTGACAAGATGCTTGAGCACACTGATTGGTTAGTGATCAAATCACAAGAAACTAATACTGCCTTATCAACAGCATTCAAAACTTGGAGACAGGAACTTAGAGAACTTCCAAATAGTGTAGGATTTCCAACTGCTTATCCTACCCTTCCAAGTTCACTAGAAAGTGATTCTCAATTACAAGAACTCACAAGTAATTTTAATGAGGTAAGATCTATTATGATGATTAATGATCCTCTACCACCACTTCCAGAACCTGAATTACCTGGTGAGTAAATCAAAGCACTTTTGATTACGGTCGTATGCATAATCAGCATACTGACCGTTTTTTCTTACAAAGTGAAGAAACAATTGCATAAACCTATCGTTTTCATGAGTTCTCAATGGTGATCTCCAGTGGGGCACAATAGTTCCAAGATATGCAACCCCATCACCAGCAGGCGTTACAACCTCTCTACGCTTCCCTGTGAGGTCTTTAAGTTTAATTGGCCATTGTGCATCACCAGAAATATTCATGGTCACTGAGACCTCACAGGAAGGTCTGTCCGTGTGACAATTCATCCATCCTTTATTGTGATACGTTGTTGTAAACCAATAAGTTGGAATGAGTTCTTCTCCAAGTGCTTCCTCTAAGATTGGTTGAATTCTTTTCATCACAAAAGTAGAAGAAGGTGGAGCATAACAACACATTACATTACCTCGCTCAGGATCATAATGAGTTTTGAGACCACCAAGATCTCTGACTGCACCCATTAAGTTTTCATACTTAATTTGTATTGCTTCTTCTTTAGTAATGATATTGGGGATATAATGCCAACCTTTTTTAGCAAATGAACTCATAGCATTCTTTATATAATTACTATGTATCTTTAACCGGGACAAACCTAGTCTACTCACGATTTGGTATTTTGTCAAGATGTGGTATAATACATAATAAAAAATACAACTCATATGAATTTCACAGTATACTCAAAAGACAACTGCCCATACTGCTATAAGGTCAAACAGGTATTGGAATTGACAAATAGCAACTATGTGGTTTATAATCTCGGTGAGGACTTTACGAAAGAGGAGTTCTATGCTGAATTTGGGAAAGGTTCTACTTTTCCTCAAGTGATTTGTGATGATAAAAAGTTGGGAGGTTCCGTTGACACAATCAAATTCCTCAAGGAACATCAACTCGTCTGATGATAACATAAATAAATCAGAAGACCACAGAAACCGTGGCGTTGATTTTATTCTTAATGGAGGTAAAAGAAAGCAGACTCAACCATTTCACATCATCTTTGAGAAGATGGTTTGCTTTCTAAATCGGGAAGTCACCATCTATTTCGAGTTTTCCTTTAAGTCAAGGAAAAGAAAAGTAATTTCCCGGAGAAAGAAAAATGTTAGCAATTAGTTTAGTATTTGGTTCATTCCTGACCGTTTTATTTCTAATTGTTGGACTTTTAGTTGGTTGGACTGCCAGAGAATACATGATGAACTATCGGGAAGTACCAAGACCTCACCCAGAGATGTTTGACGGGCAAGGTAACCTGATACCTGACGAAGTAATTGCATTTAATTTTGACAACTATCATGACTACGAAGACACCAGCGACGAAGACGACGAGTAAGGCAAAGACAACAAAAAAACCTGCCACACAAAGTTTAGATCTTCCAAACAATCCACTCATTTTTGAGATTTTTGATCTTGCATCAAATCAGAGATCAAAAGCAAAGAAAGTAGAAGTTCTCCAAAAATATAATCATGATGCTCTGAGAATGCTTTTGATTTGGAACTTTGATGAGTCGGTTCAGTCTGCACTTCCAGATGGACCAGTTCCTTATTCTGGTTATGCCGAACAGACAACTCAAAGTGGGACTCTTTCTACAAAGATTACGGAAGAAGTCCGTAGAATGTATGAGGTAGGCTCTTTCTCAATGGGAGCATCTGATACTGATGGTAAGACCACTCTTCGCAGAGAGTGTAAGCACTTCTATCACTTCATCAGGGGTGGCAATAATGGTCTGACTTCTATTCGTAGAGAGACCATGTTTATCAATCTCTTGGAAGGTCTGCACCCATTGGAAGCAGAGATCGTTTGTCTTGTCAAAGATAAAAAACTATCCGACAAATACAAAATTACAAAGGAAGTTGTTTCCGAAGCATTTCCTCAAATCGTATGGGGGAATCGTGGGTAAGGGAATCAATATCATTAATGTAGATTGCGATCCTTCTGCCGCCAATGATAAGAGTCTTCCACGAGATTCTTATCTGATTACCTATGGAGACAATGGAGAACAAAAATATGATGTTGTTCAGGGTCTCCAATCAGATATTTTTGACCAGTATTGGGATAAGTATCGTGATGTAAGAGGACTTAAATGGACAGAGGGAACAGTGAACCCTAAGATGTGGGGTTATAAACCAAACGAAAAAAAGAAAAAGAAATGAATGAGGAAAATCTTAGAGATCAAATAAATCAACTGATTCGTAATGAGATCCAAGAGAACATTAATGAGTTCGTTGATATGAAAGAAGAAGAAAGAAAATCTGGACTCGGATTTGTTGGTTCAGATGACAATAAAGACCTCACTGTAAGAATTCCTAATAAAGAGATTGATAAGATCATCAAAGAGTATAAGAAGATAAAAAAATATCACAAGTCATCTTTGTTTGAGATTAAGAAGCTAAACCAAAAGTGACTTTTGTTTCCCGGAATCGTCGGAAAAAATCCCGGCAAAATTTTGGGTCTGTAAGGTTTTGTATCATATTTTACAGAACTCACTTGCTAAATAATCGCAACAGGGGTATAATACCCTTACGTTCATCCTATGATTTTACCTCTCCTACTGGCACTTGCCCAACCAGAACCAAAAATGCTTCTCACTTGTGAGCAGTTTGAATGGTTGGTGGAAAGGACGGTAAGAACTGAATCTCTTTCTTCTTGGAAAAAGATTGAGTTTATTGCCAGATTTGCAGACGGGACTGATCCTGCCTGTTTCCCAGAGGTAGAAGAATAGGACGCAAGTAGGACGACGCGGAACGGATCGTTCATTCGCTATTCGCAAATAGCGAACGCAAACGCCGCCCGAAGGAACGGGATTTAACCGTCTCATTTCTTTGGAGTAAAACCATGT